TGTGTTAGTGATTCGGGATGGGCTAACGAAAAAGAATTTGATAAAATGTCGTTATCTTATCCTGTAAATGAAGGTTGGTTATATGCAAAAACAAAAGATTATATTAAAATGTTTGCGTCATACGATAAAGATGAAGACGGAATTACTTTTGGAGATCGGACGATGATTCCTCGTCATTGGGTAAAGAAGATAACTCGTCTGTAATAATCTCTGCATCCTTATCAATGATAGGTTGGTAATGTTTAAGAGCTTCAACAACTCTTGCATCAATTTCTTCCTGGGATAAATTTTCGTGTTTATGTAAATGAATCTGTTGGTTATTATAAAATCCAGCTGCTTTTCCTCGTGATATTTCCATATTACCTGCAGCTGTCCAAGCTTTGTTAACTCTAAATTCGTCTCTTAATTTACCTAACTCACTTAAATGACCTTCATAACTTATGTCATATTTTTTCATTAACTCAGTTCTTCTTCTGCCTATGTAATCTACAACTAAAGGAAAATGTTTGGGGTTTTGAAGTCTACTTGCTATTACATGAGCAGTGTCCTCTGAATATCCTGCTGCTATCGCACATTCAGTTGCCGTTTTTCTGCCTTCTTCTGAAACAATTAAGTTAGCAAATCTAATTTGCATAGGTGTTAATTTTTTAGGTAATCCCATACTTGAATTATATAAATTATAGGATATATTGCAAGTCAGAATGAATGGAAGATTATTAAGACAAGTATTAGATAAAATGATGAAGGGCAATCTCCATGCTGGAAATGCCAGAGTTCAAGTGTGTCTACCTGATGGTAAATATTATGACATTACTTCTTTACAACTACTAGAAAATAAATTAATTGGAGTCAGAGAATCCCATAGATTAGTGTTCACAGTTAAGGCTGAAAGATGGAATATGGGTAAAGTTTTGAAGAAAGTTGGAGACTCTACTTAACTTGAATTTTAACTCAAATAATGTTGAAGGAAGAGACAAAATTTTGGCATGAAATTAGAAACCATAAAAGCAAAATATCGTGGACTAGATTGGAAAATAGTGCTGCACACGGCACTCCTGATCTATTGGGTTATAATGCTAATTCCACTTTTTTTACTGTCGAACTTAAGTTAAAAAAATTTAAGAAAATACCCTTCTCTGCACACCAAATATCGTTTCATTTAAGACATCAAAAGAACACTTTCATCATGGTAAAAACCCAGCCAAAGGCCCTCGGTCAGAGAGCCGTAAAACTTTATGAGGGAACCAAGATCCGTGAATTACGGGACGGCGTCCCAGGAATTAAGCATGTGGCTTGTGGCCTAGATGCGTGCTGCTTGTTCCTTGAACGCTTGTAGCTTGTGGACTGGTGCGTGCTTGTGGGCGGGACCCTCCCATTAATTCCAAGGCCACATACATTTAAAGATTTTATATTTCCACTTAAGGATTGCTCATAGTATGTAGCCATGGAATCAATGTTCACCATATGCAATATTTTTTACTAACGGATCCCAACACGCTCGACAGTCACCGCAGGCGTTGTCTTGTTTTGGAGCTGGACAAGTTGCGCCTTCGTTTACTACAGTTGAGGTATTGTTCCAGGATCCGCTAGCTTTTTGGTTAATCATCGGCATGGAAAATCGTATAACTAAATTTTTCGGGGCTCGTGTTACGTGTTCCTTGGTCCAAGCTTCACGTGTGGGCATCCAATGCTTGATTCCTGGTGTCAATTCGCAAACTTCAAAAATCTTGTTTAGATGTTCAAGATCCTGGACATCGCCGGAATCGTGCCATCTAAAATATTTAGATTTTTTTGAATTGATCAAGTGAACCATAGCAGCAACCCAGCCAGGATTTTTTATAGAATCCAGGCGTCTGTATTGTGCAGCTTGAACTACTTTAAAAACGTAACAGCCTTTAAGCGCGTAACAATTAGAACAAGTCGAGCCTTCAACCTTCTGAAGCTTCGAGCCGGTTTTGCATTCCGCAGCCGGCAGGCCATAAGACCAGCCTGGCATTTTAGAGGGTCTACTCAGACCGCCTACAATTTTCAATGCGTGATTCGTTTTCATAGTTACAATATAGGATATTATAGGAAATAAAACAATAAAAAAATATTAAAAAAAATAAAATAATTATCTTGACATATCCTATTTTATCCTATACACTTGGACGGCGGTTGGGGATGGCGGAGGAGAGAGAAGAGCTTGTGGGCGGGACCCACCCAAAAAAAAATAAACCTGGTGCGTGCTGCTTGCTGCTTGTAGCCTGGAGAGATTTACCTGGCGTCCCAGGAATTTAGCAACTAGTGAAAGTGCAGTTGCCACACTGGGTGCGTGTAAGGCGCCTCCCATACCTTTAGCAGCCTAGTTCCAATGCTCGCGAAGCTGGATCGTAGGCTGCTCGCGTGTTGTCCAGGAGAGCAGCTGCAAAGCAGCTCGCCATTCTCCTGGCCAGGACTTACGCCTGCCGCCGTAGCCGCGGGTCCGCCTGGTTGACCAGTAAGCGCTCGGTTGGTTTCCCACGATCCCCGCGCAACTGATCTCAGATCCAACTGCAAGTAATCCTCTTCATTCAACAATTGGATCAGAGATCAGTCGGCGATTGCTCGCCGACTGATTAAAATTTTAGCAGATCTTAAAACCTCCACTATATTTGCAGAACTCTGCAAACTCTTTTACATTTTTCACGCTAAAAGGATAAGACGCATCACTAATTCTTTTATGATAAATCCTTTCCCATTCGTCGTGATCTGCTTTCGGAAAGTCCGCAGGAGCCAAATTAGTTTTACCTAATTTTCTCTCAACACTTTTACAAAATTTTTCTAACTCCTTTTCAACTTTGTCGTTGTGTTTCTCCGAGATCTTTCTTTCCTTTTCGTATTCCTCCTCGAACTTTTTTGTATGACCTTTTTCGATCAATACATAAAGTTGATTTGAAATTGCTTTGGCGGTCTCGTCGTCGACCTCGTGGCCGTCGTTATAAGACCACCTTTCTGCGTCTTTATCATCAACACAACCTGTAAATTCAATTACATATTGTGCTAATGGTCTCCACCACCAAACATTAGAACGAAAATAATCTCCAACTACTTCGTTCTCGTACTCCGTCAACTTTTTGAAGTGTTCGTCTCTTTCTTCATTTGTTGTCGGTTTGTCCCAATCCAACTTTGGCTTAACTGCCTTGTTTGGATTGTAAGGGTTTATTCCGTATAAATCAAAACCCATAATTAACCTCCTTTGTTAAGATTAAATCCTACAAAAACCTACATTTATAGTCAAGCATTAAATTTATTTTTTTTCAACTCCAGGTAGAGAAGAGCATGTGGGCGGGTCCCACCCAGAAAAAAAAAAAAATCTGGGCGACCAAAAAATTGATCGCCCAAAATATTTTATTCGTGCATTACAGGAACACAAGGCAATTTTTTCATAGTAGTAAAGATTGCTCCTGCTCCGTTGCCCTCGTCATCTTGAGAGGGATAGAACCAATGTCCGTTATCCAATTTGAAAGCAACTGCTCGAGCGTGCCAACAATCCTCTCCGAAACAATTATTCATTTCCGTTTCATCCATAATTTTAACAGATACAATTTTTTTATTTACAAAATGTTCTGCAATTAATTTAATCCACTTATCATCTGTCATATTGCTCCCGTTCCTTTCATTCCAAGATAGGCAAGTATACCAATTATACAAATACCAACTAAAATTAATATTGATATCATTTTGCTCCTTTCTGAAAAATGTTAAATGAAATTGAAACAATGTCAGAGTTTGCCGTTGTATACCTTTCTCTGTCTCTGTCCCAAAAAGTCATATACTTTTTTCCTGTTTTTTTATTTATACCGATTTTACTTTTTTCGTCCCAAGTCCCTTTTCTCGAGATTGTTTGAGAACGAAAATTTTCTTCTCCGTCAATATAGTCTGGAGACCAAGTCACGAAGAATTTTGTTCCTTTGTTCAACATATTTATTTTTCCTTTCTATTGACATATTATCCTATATGACTATATTGTCAAATGAAAGGAGAAATAAAAAATGGAAAATACACACTCTACATTTTTAGTGTTAAGAATAAGTGAAGACAAAGACAACGGAAATACAGAAATTGATGTTGTTGAAAGTTTTGTCACTATGAGAGATGCTAAAAATTACAAAGATGCAAAGGACTCGATTGAGCGTTTATCTCCCAGATTTCAATGGAGATACACTCAATATAAAATTCAGCAAGTTTTTTACAAGTCCTTTGTTCAAGAAGCTCAAGCTTCTTAATGTTGTAAAAATAACACATCGGGTGTTGCAAATATGCAGCACCCGGTGGGTAGTGCATGTGGGCGGGACCCACCCTAGGAAAAAAAAGAAAAATCCCAGAAATCTTTTCTTGACTCTAATATATTATAATATAATATCCTATACATTAACAAAGGAGAAAAAATGGAAAAAATAAACTATAGAGATCTAAAAAAAAATGATCGAATAAAATCCAATCAACTTGGAACACCGATCACGGGTAAACTAATGGAAAGCCCAAAGCAAGGTAAAGGACTAAAGAAAGTTATTTTGATTTGGTCTAATGGTTCTGAGATTGGAATGTTTGATGAGCATGGTTCAGTTTATGCAAATCAAATTATTGCAGTAGAGCGAGATGGAACGTGGC